ATATTCAAATGGCTGTAACAACGGCGGCCACGATTGACGCTAGCTGCACAATCCAGTTTGAATAAATTTAACCATGCCTGAAGGCAAAGGTTATGGACCGCAGTACACCGCATCCACAGGTTTAAGCCTTAATGTAATTGGTGATTGGTTTTATGCATATAGTGGGGACATCCCCGCTACAACTGGACTGGTTGAAAAATTAAACTTTACAACTGGTAAAGGTGTACATGTAGGAACTTTACAATTTAATGGATGCGCTGATGATGCGGCACCTGCTACAGGTGTGATTAGTGTGTGCGTTATTCAATTAAATGGAGTAACAGTATCTACGTTAAAAGTTGATACTGAAGATAGTTATAACGGTCTCACCTCAGTGACTCAAGAATTATTACTGCCCCCATTCACCCTGGTTCAATGTTCTGTAATATCAAGTGCAGGCAGTGTGACGCGCCTAGGGTCATTAACTTTCAGAGGTAAGATATACAAATGACCCTTTCGACGGGGCCGAGCCTTAACTTCTTTGGTGATCACATGTTCGCCTGGAGCGGTCTGGAAGCATTAACAGCAGGCGGTACAACTATGTTGGATTTTATCTCTCCAAATAGATTCTATAGTGTCGTCACCAACGTCTCTTTCGATTATAGCGGATGTTCTGCGGGTGATGTTCTCTCCTGGACCCTTCAAGGCAACGAGGAAGCTCTCCATGTATCAAAGTTTAAGATCATAGATGCAGGTATCGGGCCCCAATTCCCTAACTTGTACTATACGATCCCTCCCAATACGGGAATGAAACTCCTGGCACAGGGCCCAACAGGCAGTATGACAGTAGTTCTAGAAGGTAAGGAGGTGCAGTAATGCCCATGAAGTATTGTCCTGGTTGCGGTATGAGATTACCTGGGGCTGGTCCTGTTCTGCCATTAGGTCCAGCATTTGAACGAAAACCACGTAAACGTGCATTAACAGCCTGGAATAGGTATGTTAGGGCCAACAGCAAGAAGCCACGCTTCCGATACCGTAACGGTAAGTTAAACCTCAAGAAGATGGCCGTAGCGTTCAGGAAAACCCCCGCAGGGAAGAAAAAGAGGCGATAATGGCTTGGATGCTTAATCCTGTGAGTGGGGAACCTATGAAGGTTACACCCTCTCAGCTAAAAGAATTACATTCGGTAACATCATCCAGAGAAATTCTAGGAGACATTACAAAAGTAGCATCATCAACAGGCGGATCGTTACTCATCTTCCTGGCGTTACTTCCCTTTGCTATAAAACACTTGATGACGTCGTTGCCCTTTCTACAGGCGGCTGTAGCGTCTATTTCTGCGGCGGCAAAAGACCCACAGGACACAGCTAACGAATTGGGCGAAACGATGATGGATACAATTTTGGAACTTCCAAAAGGTGCTTATGGCGCAATAGCGCAGTCAGGTTTTGACCTTGGCGCAGTTCTAACAGGTGGTGCCCAACCACACACACCCCCAGAGGCCACACCAACGGGTACAGTGTGCGAGCGCTATGAATTTGACTTGGTAGAGATTAAGAGAAAATTAGATAGAAGCAGTGGTTTCGAAAAAGTGCAGGGAACTTTCGCCTGGGTAACGAAATTATATGACATGAAGGGTTCGGGATGTTCGCGCCCTGGTTTCGTTTCTCAGGATAAGTGGAATAAGGTGCCTGGATGAATATAGGCGCTTTTTTAGTTTTGGCTAAAGTGGCAGAACAACTCCCTAGTCTTATTTCCGACGCAAAACCTACGTTTGTCCCTACAAAGACGGTGGACGTACTAGTTTCTGAGGTTTCAACCATTTCAGAGTCGGGCACTAACTGGGGAGTAACTACTTTACCTTATCAGGCCGTTTTTGAATTTGAACCAGTCTACAAAGAAATAGGCCGAGTAGGTCTTAAACCAAAAGGCCTGTAAATGGTTATATCAGCCTTAGAACTATTGGGATACCTTATCGCCTGGTCAATATTTTATTTTCTATTTGCTTCATATGTGGCCCGATTGTCAAAAGATGAATGGGTTGCCTGGGCGAAATCATCCGAGAGTGATGAGGATCTCTTATTAATTCTTGAACCCATCATAGATGAGATTGAAGGACGTACACACGAGATGCTTGAAACTTTCCAATCTTCTTTTTTTGGTTCCCTGGGTGCGGCCAGTAAAAAAATAGATGAGTCTACGGGTCAAAGTACAATCAAAGCCATAACCAAAGATAACCCTATCATGGGCCTGGTTGCAGAGATGTTAATGAAAAGAAGCGGCCTAGAAGGGCTCATAAAGACCCAAAACAGCCCCGAAGTAGGGGTAAAACAGCCCCAAAACAGGGTTAGACTAGGGTTAAAGTAAAGAATAATCTATAATATAATATAATAATAATATAATATATACTAATAATAATAGGTACGTCGGCCTCTAGTTTCAATTAAGTATATACTTTTTGTGTTTGTGTGTTACGCTTTTCTTTTATTTTCCATATATACCGTATATACATATATAGGGGTTCTTTCATGTAGGTATGGAGAGATAAATGATTTGTGATAAATGTAAAGGCTTCTATTGGAAGGGCTCAACTTGTAGGGAGTGTGTAAAATAATGGGCGGGATTAGTTCGGGTCGGCATCCGCATTATGGCGGGGCGCTCAAGCAGGTCGCTCTCAAATTCCCTACCAATGCGGAATGGTACTTCCTGGCAAAAAGAATTTGTCGCTACAAAGAGATCTCTTTTAGCGAATGGGTTAGATTATTAGTGAAGAAAGAAGCCCAGAACTTCAAATATGCTAAGATGTGGCCTTGTGAATGTACCAATGCAAAGGGGAAAATACTATATAATTTCAAAAGACAACATTATTGTAACCACTGCGGGAAGTACATAAGCAAACATCACGAACATTTATATAACAAACGTTAATCCCAACGCATGGTCCGTAGACGCAGAGGCAGGGCAAGAAGGAAACCTTCTCGCCAATTTGGAATAAACGTAATAGAAACTGGAGCGGCTTTAGCTCTTTTATCACAAACAAATGCAGGAACAGCGTTGAAAGCGTTTCTGGCAGGCGATCTTAACAAAGGTTTAACAACTTTACAATCATCCGCACAGTCCAACAAGGCGGCAATTACCAAAACACTCGTTTCAGCATTCATAGCTAAAGCGGCAGTACGTTCCTTTTCTAGAGGAAGTCCAGTATTGGCTTCCCTGGGACCAATAAAAGTGAGGGCCTAAAAACATGTCAATAGTAGTAACAAGAACGTCAGCCGCTTTATCGGCTACAACGAGTTTTCAATCGATGACTTCGCAATTTGCCAGTTCAGGACTTTCCCTGGTTGTGCCTTCTGGAGTATCGCAGATCTCTTCTATATCAATGGGAGTTAGTAGCGTTGGAACTGGAGCAGACTTCTGTTCAGGATTCAAATTAACGGGTACAGCACTCCAAGAAGGAGATGCAACCTTTATGGGACCTGCAATCGCACAGGCCGCAAGTGGCGGGACTGGAGTAGCTAACTGTGTTACACAGGAAAAGACTGCCCTGGGTGTGACAAGTGGAAATACTTTGGATATTCAAATGGCTGTAACAACGGCGGCCACGATTGACGCTAGCTGCACAATCCAGTTTGAATAAATTTAACCATGCCTGAAGGCAAAGGTTATGGACCGCAGTACACCGCATCCACAGGTTTAAGCCTTAATGTAATTGGTGA